ATATAATCTGCACTGCTCCAGTTAAGGAGCCGGTAAGACGGATAGTGCCGCAGGCATATTGAGCGGATGAAAGTGTTACGTTGACGTTGGTCAGAGCAAGAGTAGCCAGACCGCCGAGGTTGTTATCAATCGTGGAGAAATTCGGATTGAGGTCGTTCGATCCCCAAAGGTCTACTTCACTCCCGGTCGCAGGAACACTGTAACCGCGATTGGTTGTAACTGGCATTTATGTTATCTCGTCGGGGTTGCGATGGGAGTAAGGTTCTGGCTTGCCCAGGCACCGCTTTGGTATTTCTTCCGCATCTCGACCGTATTGGCGGACGCAAATAGCTTGTCATATTGACCTTGCCATGATTGTGCCATGGCAGGATCATCCGACTGCGCTCCCCAATCTCTCTGATATCCCGTCATGAAAACCATCAGGGCCGCGATAAATAAATCCGGCAGATACAAGGTGAGATAGGTTGTCGTGTTGGTCACACTTAACGGATTGGGCTGAATGGTTCCGATGACTTCCAAGGTATAAGCCTGGTCAGGCCACGGCCCGACGATAAAGTCTTGATCGGTTATCCACGCATAAGTTGTGGGAACGCCAGAACCCGCGGAACTATTCCAAACGCCATCCAGAAAATCCCTAGAGGCCGGATACATCTGAACGCGCGTACCAAGTTCTGGATTGGTCGTCGTATACGGCGTGATGACGTTGAAACCGTTGGTAACAACGAAGCGTCCGTTGTTCTGCGGTAGCGTGAAATTTCTGTTACCGCTTACCAGCGGGGCTGTATCACGAATAACAGTATTGAGTAGATCAAGCTCGCGATATAGGCGATCTTCAGCATAAGATATCGCCTGTGGGAAGATTTGAACAAAGTTAGCATTGGTCTGATCAATTACCGTCAGATTAGAGATAGTGTTGACTACATCGGTGTAATTCATTTCAATATCTCAGTTGGGCCGAGAAGTTGAAATAAACTCCATTTCCCACAAAGGTCGTGGCGTTCGAGCCGTCTCCCTGCTCCAATGCCTGCACAAAATGTAACCCGACTTGGGGAGCGATTGCAGTCGTTACGGGACATCCCGCACCAGACGCAGTGTTGTATTGGCAAACCTCGGCAGCCGTGAATACTGTGGTTGAAACAAGACCAATTCCAGACGATGCAAGACCGGTTGAAGCAGTGGCCATTCGATTACTTTGAGCAACGGATATGCCATCTTCCGCTATTCCCGAAACGAACGATATTCTATTTCCAGTGCTGTTATCCGCAGGTCTGATTGTTGCGGAAGTGTAAGACCATGTTGCCGCCGAGTCGTTAACCACGGTAGTCAGAATAACTCGGTTATACATATTCCAGACGCCGAAAACGGCAGCAGTGCCGCCAGAACTAGACGCTCCCAATGTGTGGCTAGTCTGACCGTTCGCGGTTGCGTAAATGGTCCCTAGATAAGTTCCCTGATTGGCGCTTACCGGTCCATAATTAGTGGCCGCATTGAAGCAATTGGTGATGCTGTTCTTGTTGGTAGTAAAGGCTCGTGTGGCGCGGTCAAGTTGAGAATATCCCGTGCCCCTTGCGGTATTCGATCCCGCAGTATCGGAAGCCCAACCTCCTCCACCGCCGGTTGATGCGGACATTGCAATACAAATACGGTTTGCCCCGCCGTGAACCCACCAGACATCATAGACTTGACCCGAGACAATCTGCCCCGCACTTGCGGCCGATACCATCGCGTCGGAAACTTCACAAGATGTGATTGCGTCAATCTGGTCCTTTGAGCCGTCATAATATGGGACGTAAGATCCGCCAGCATAGCAATCGTAGTACAGCGTTCCCTTGGCGCTCTGGGAGGTCGCCATGACCGGCGTTCCCGTCTGGAGCGTCAATCTTCCCTGCGGGGGAGACACCGCGCTTACAACCAGCGTACAAGTTCCAGTGGTCGTAATCGTACAAGTGCCAGAACTGTTTAAACCATTCCCAGCAGTCAATGTGACGTTAGTAACCGAACCAGCCGAGGCCCATGACGGAGTAGATGCGCCTTGAGTTAAAACCTGTCCGTTGGTGCCGGGGGCCAGAACCAACCAATTAGAGGCACCGCGATAGAGGATGTTACCTTGGGTCGATCCCATGGTGTCATCGAGGATCGCCGTCATGGTGTTAGCTATTGGAGCAGCAGAGCCACCAGAGATATTCGCCAGGATGTCGTGATTGGCAATCGTGGAAAAGGAGGCCGTACAAGTCACCGTACAGGTCGCGCCAGATGACAAAGTAATGCCAGTGCCTGCGGTAATCGTGGTAACCGTGCCGCCATTGGTCGGGTTGATCCAGGAAGGATTGGCAGCGGGACCACCGGTCGACAGAATATAACCAGACGTACCCGGTGCCAAGACCGTCCATACTGAAGCATTGCGATAGAGAATATCGCCCTGCGTAGACGCGATCATGTCCAGCACCTGACTTGCGGTCAGCGCAGATGGAATGGCCGAACCACCGGAATTGTTGCCAAGAACCGAGTTGTTTCCGATCGATGGGAGTTGGGAAAGTGTTGCGTTGCCAGATATGTCGGTAAACGCGGGTTGAGTGGCCGATGGAACACCCGAGGTGGAAATGGTGTTGATCCACTTGGAGGTTACTGCTGCAAGGCTTTCAACGCCGCCAAGGGTGCTCGAGGAGGGATTGGGGAGTTGCGCCGCGGCAACCGAACCGGAGATGTCCGTAAAGGCGGGCTGGCTAAGGGAAGGAACGCCTGAAGTGGAGATCGTTGAAATCCACTGATGGGACACAGCCGCGATCGACTGGACGCCACCAAGGCTACCCGATGTGGGATTGGGAAGGTCGGCCCCGACAAGGGCGCGAAAGGTGGGAGCGACAACACCGCCGGAAGTGGGACCAGCCCAGACCGTATTAGCCGTCTGAGTTGCGAGCGTTCCTGTAAGGGTGCCCGTAACGGTTACGGGGCTGCCTGAGACGGTAATAATACCGGGAAGGGATAGACCCACCGAGGTCACGGTACCCGTACCAGCGACAATCGTCCAAGCCGTATTGCCCGATCCGTCCGTGGTCAGGGCATAGCCATTGGTGCCGTTTCCGACAGGAAGCCTGAAAGTGGTCGAACCAGCCGCCGCGGCAACCGTGATCGCAGCCGAACCCGTGCTCGAGCCGCTAAGGGTCAATGACCCGCCGGTACCGCCATTCAGGCCCAGTGTCGGGGTGGACGTCGCGGACCACAGAGATGCACCGCGGTTGAGGATTTGGCCCTGCAAAGATGGGCCGCCGAATCCTCGGTCGAGCAGAGAGGATTGCGTTCCGAAAGAGGGCAAACCAACGGACGCCGCGCTATTGCCGCAAACATAGCCCGGAGTTGGTTGGCCAGAGCACTGTGCAAACGCGGACGTGCTCCCCAGCATCAGCAGGGCAGCAATCAGGATTTTCTTCATCATGCCGCCGTAATGTAAAAGGAACCGCCAGTGGGATATGGATTTAACCAAATCCCAGCATATGCGGTCGAAAGAACAATGGTTGAAAGACCGTCTGCCAGCTCGCCACCAGTGAAGGTAATCGTGATGTTGTTTGTCGCAGCATCTCCCTTCACATCCTTGATCAAAATGGGAGCCGTATAGGTCGATGCCAGACTAAACAGGATACCCGTTGCAGCGCCAACAGTCTTGTTGATCAAGACCCTATTAACGCCGGCAATCACCGTATAGGGCGTTCCTACCGTAGCACCCGCTGAAATAATGACCGTACTCCCGACATTGGGAGAAATCGCAGCGATAACGGTAGAGGCAAGAATGCGTTTGGTGGTGCCAGCCTGGACAATCGGAAAGTCATCGTCCGCAAGCAGATTGGAAGCAAGAGGCAGGCTCGTGATCGGAATATTAGACATTTATGCCGCGCGAGAGAATGAGCCAAATGCTGCCGAAGCTGCGGCGCAATAGGCTTGATGGGCTTCAATTTCGGTTTGGAAGCTACCTAGATTTTTGGTCTTACCGTTTATCTTGATGGACGCTCGCCAGACTGGTTTTCTATTCTTGCGCAATGATAGGGAAGCTCCTTTTAAACCATTACCGCCAACTCTATTGGCACCATTCTGGCTATAATCAGCCGCCCGCAGATTGGCTATTCTGTTGTCAAGAATATTGCGGTTCATATGGTCTATCAATTTTTCAGGCCATTCCTTGTAATAGAGAAGCCAAGCAATCCTATGCTGTAGATAATTCTTGCCATTGATTGTAATTATTGGCCGTCCGGTTGTAGCAGAAATCGAACCCGCCCTCTCTCCCGCATTGCGTCTCTTGCGGCATACCTTCCAGAATAATTCTCCGGTTTCATGGTCATATCGCAGAAGTTGATCAACCTCATTGAAATCCATAATGCATCCTCTTAGGGGGTAGAAGGATATAATACTGGATTGTTGGGGTCCGGTAACGGCGTTGATTCATCCTCCCAAATGATATTGTCGCCGGATTCGGTCGTCAGATCCTGACCCTGAAATGACGGGGTCTCCGTCGCGATGAACGAGGGCACCTCGGCCTGGTAATTCTCCGGACGAGGATTCAAAACCGGCAATGGATCGGGCGGGATGATGATAGTCTTGAGCGCGGGCTGCGGGACATCCAGACACGTCTTGCAAACCAACAAGCGAAGGTTCTGCAGCTTCACGCCCTGCCATTGGAACTGCCAAGTCAGATCGGAATGATTGTATCGGAATGAACAGCGGTCGCAGATAGCATGAGCATTCGGAGAGCGAGACGATACCCTCGCTCGTCCGGTCGGGTGCCATGGCCCTGTCATCGAAAGTAGCTGTCCAGTCCGGGCGCGATCGACAGCGGTACATTTTCCGTATCTGCGGTTGCCGCGATGTTCCAAGCCTCCTGAGCGTCAACCTTGCGGACAGCCTCCATCTCGGGTTTCCAGACCCGCGCCATGCGATAGGACAGTTCTGCTACCACCGCATCCCACCATCTCTGCGGAATGTCCGGCGTCTCTCCACCATCAATCAGAATATCTGCAGTCGTTCCCTGTTCCATAGTAATTACGCGTGTAAGTCGCGCTCTGATCCGGCACTAACCACAACGTAATCGTCGGATTGATCAGCTTGTCGTACCAGAAAACGCTGGGTACGCCTTGAGTAGCTGGATTAGGATACGAAGCATATTCGGTACGGGATATCGGGAAAATCAGCCGGTTACTGGTCGTGGAATTGTTATAGGAAATATACGCATCCAGAATATTCGTGGTCTTGGCTTCAACCGCATAAGTCGCAGTCCCCTGTATCAAGGGAACGCTGACCAGATCCACCTTCCACAGGTTCGGCTCGAGGTTCGAGAACTTCGATGCGAGCATCAGGTTCAATTCCAGATAGGCGTCGCTGAGATGCTCGGCCAGAATAGCCGGATGCCGTATCTGAATGCGTGAGAATGCTTGCTCTGCAATGCTGGCGTTGGAGACGCCGAAATTATACGTCCCGGAGCTGGTCATTAGTTACAGGTAAAACCCTGCAGCACTTTCAATTTGACCGTACCGCTGATCGCTGCGATAACGATGCGTACTTTAGTGATCGGCATATTGTAGGCTTGGAATGCCGTTGCAGTCGTTCCGGTTGGGATGATCAAATCGTCGAACCAATCACAGCTTGCGTCCGCAGTATCGAGCGGATCGAGCGTAAACTGCAACCCGTAGGTTGCGGTCGTACCTACGATGATGCCAACGGTCGCGTTGAAATTAGCAATCGACGGATCAAGCGCGATTGAATCCTTCGTGCC